CCACATGACAAATTTTGGACACGCTATTGAAGCATTGAAGCAAGGCCATCGCGTTGCGCGGATTGGTTGGAACGGAAAAGGGATGTATCTTTGGCTATTGCCTGCCGCAAAAGTCAAAGCAGAATGGTGTCGCGAACCACACCTTAAAGCCGTGGCAGAAGCCAATGGCGGAGAAATAGAGGCTCTTGGATCAATCCGTATGATGACTGCGGATCGCAAAGTGCTCACGGGATGGTTGGCATCTCAAACCGATATCTTGGCAGAAGACTGGGTGATAATTCGCGAGTGATTTTGACAACCGCTGGAAACGATGTAAATTGCCATTGCGCTTCTCACCAAGGCGTTTGTCGTTTCATTGTTCATCTGGGATTAGTTCATCGCACCCGGCGCAAGTACCCTCTGCTTGCGCCGGTTTTTTATTCTTCAATCAACATCGCCTTGTCGAATGTTTTAGCCAAAGCACGGCTCCGTTTTTCAATCCAAGGCGGGAACAACGATTTTGGTTTGGCAGATTGATTGCTTGGCATCCCCGTAATCTCAAACCCGCGTTTGCGAGCCATTTCAATGGCAACAACAAGTGAATCCCAAAGGTCAGGGCTGCACTTTAGCCGCTTTTTCATGATCGGCTTTGGTTCAACCTGAATCTTGGTTTTACCTACAACCATGATTTCACGCATTGATGCTTCCTCGGCGTATTCCTTTGGAAGCTGCCGCATCTGGCCGGTTGCGATGACTTTTCGAGAAGCATACCATAGCGCCGTTACCATGTTGGCGTATGCATCAACCTCTTTTTGATTTGAGCCTTGAAACGTGGGCCGGTCTGGAGCTTTACCGCCAAATTCAATGGCATTTACCGCATAGGACCATGACCGGGCAAATTCAAGCGCCAACGTGCCGCGTCCGGTAGAGTCAAACCCTACGTTTTCCGGTGATACACCTTTCAAAACGCAGTAATCGCGAACTGCCGTTACTATTTGTTGTTCCGCTGAAGTTTTATTGTTCTCAAGCGGAATCTCAAATTGACCAATAACCGCAATAATTGGTTTGGCCTTTGAATCGTCACCAAACCGTAAATGCGTTACTACTGTTCTGTCGCCGTGGTCTAACGAATACGATGCGTCAATTCCAACGACATCAACAAACGGAGGAGCACCCCAAATAGCTTCCCAAAACGCTCCGGCTTGCTCGCACATTGGTAGGGTGATTATTCGATGCGATAACGCGATTTTCGGCATGATACCCCGATTCATCATCTGGAATTGAATCGAGTTTTCCCCAAACTGGTCTGCATCGGCTTGAATTTGTTCAGGGGTAATTAAACCCTTGAACGGATTCATCCCTTTCGGATAATCGCCGTTTGGCGTATCGTAGCCGTCAAGCTGGACGGCAATTCGCCCGGCAACTTTGGTTTTCCACGTCTTAGTCCCTTCCGGTTCAATGTTATCCCATCCGACTTGCGGCTCTGCCGCTTTACCGGCTACGTCGTTTCGGTCTTTAGGATTGAACAACCCTATGAGTTCAAATCGCGGGTTTTTGCGAAGGTTGGCTACCGGGTCAAGGAAGTTTTCCGGCATCAACGCAAGCTCGTCGGCAATCAGAATGACGTGTTCATTCTTGAACCCGACGAAGTTCTTTAGTCCGGTATATTCAGAGCCCGATTTAGCCGCAACTCCGATGATTCCTTGGCGAAGGTCTGTGCCTTCCTTGTAGTCGGTGATATGGGTAAGGGCCATCATCGAATCAATGATTCGGCCAGGAAGATTCGGACGTATGCGTTTGGCGTCTTTGTGTATCTGTTTGATTGCTCCCCAAATACGGAGTTGAAGCCCTTGGCGGGTTGTGGAGCTAATGAGAATTCCAGTGCCTATCGGTTTGAGCTGATAACACGTATAGGCATAGGCGGCTGCGTCATACGTTTTACCGGAGCTTCCAGGCCCCATGATCATGTTCTCCCGATAATCAAGGAGATTATCGATAACGAGCGTTGACCATTTATGCCATTGAAACCATGGCATCAACGCTTTCATGGCTTCCTTGAAATGATGCTTGCGACCTTGAAAAAACGGTTCTTTGGCGCAATTGTTGAGGATGTACTTTTCCACCTCCCACTCGTCTAGAGGATCGCCTTCGGATGTTTCCCAACGTCTACCGTATTTTATCATTGCAAAATAGTCGTTTTGTTGAAACGGTCGAAGTGTGGCTATTTTGAGCGGAACAACGCCGTCAATTTACGACGGTTTAACAGAATGGCGAGGAGGTGTCGATTCCTCTGTTGCGCCATCTGCGCTTTTGACCGGCCAAATGGCATGGGCGGTAAATACTACGTTCCGCCAGACGTATCCGCAACCACGTCCAGGATTCACCAAGCGAACGTCAATCGCTGGCGGACTGTTTCAAGGGGCAGGTACATACATAGCGTCGAACGGAAGTGCGTATCTTGTTTGCAGCATTGCCGGGACTGTCTCGACAATCAAGTTAACTGACTACTCAGTCAGTACGCTTGGGACAAACAACGCAAGTCAACCTCAGTCTTATTTCTGCCAAGCTGAAAATTGGTTGATTGTTCAAAACAACCTTGACTTGCCTTTGTTTTGGAATGGAACAACTGTTCGCCGGTCAAACGGATTTATTGGGTCTAAAAACGACGGTAACGAGATTCCGGTTGGCGGGCCTACGTCCTACGGCAAAGGGCGGGTTTGGGTGGCACGCGGCAACCAATACATCGGAAGCGACCTTGTAGGGTCAAACCTATCGCTATCCGATCCACGCGATTCCGTGCTTCAAGTCACCGAAAACGATTACCTTGCGACGGGAGGCGGTTTTTCTATTCCAGGCTCTAATCCGATTACAGGGCTTGCGTTCTCGTCGAACATTGACACGTCGCTTGGTCAAGGTGATTTGCTAGTATTTTCGCCCGATGGCGTGTGGGCATTTAACGCGCCAGAGGATGCGACGACGTGGGCATCCTTGAATTATCCGATTCAACGGTACGCGCTTATTGGGTCTGGGTCCTATTCGCAAAATGCCATCACGACAATCAACGGAGATGTTTATTTCAGGTCTGATGAAGGCGTTAGGTCATATTATTACGCTCGCCGCGAATTCAACCAATCGTGGGGGCAAGTTCCACTTTCACGGGAATTAAACCGTGTAATGTTGTACGACACTCATAGCCTGTTGAAATTCGGTTCTGCTGTTTCTTTTGACAACCGATTTCTGCTAACGTGCCAGCCCTATCATGACAACACTTTTGGTATTGTTCACGCTGGTTTGGTTGCTCTCGATTTCAATTGGACTGGAGGATTGACGCAACGACTTCCGCCAGCTTGGGAAGGGCTTTGGACGGGATTGAAAATCCTTCAAGTCATTACGTGCCGTCAAAACTCGGAAGTCCGTTGTTTTGTTTTTGCTGCCAACAATTCAACCGGGCAAGTTGAGATTTGGGAGTTGACTCAAGATCAACAGTTTGATTTTGACGGGACAACGGCAATGCCTATCCGTTGGAGCCTTGAAACCCCATCGTTTAAGTTCCCGTCGCAAACGTCTGCGCCTACGGACCTTAAGCGGTTAATCAATCTGGACGTTTGGTTGGATAATACGACTGGGAGCGTTTCGACGCTTGTTCAATTTCGCCCGTCGCTTTTGCCTGTGTGGTTTAATTGGGGGCAACATTCACTTTGCGCGGTTTCCCAAGATTGCGCCACGTCAACGTGTCATTCAATCGTCCCCTATCAGACGGTATCGTTTGACCGCAAAGGGTTTGGGCGACCGCCATCGGATGTCAATCCGGCTAATGCATCGGCTGCGGAATGGGCTTTTGATTTCCAGTTGAAATTCACGAACGTTGGGTTTTTCCGGTTGAAAACGATACGTCTCTCGGCTGAGCCATTGCCGGAAACTCAGTTTGGCGATATGTCAACCTTTTCGTGCGTAAATGCTTTAGGTTTAACTTGTGAAACGGGTTGTATTTCAATAGGGTACTGTCAACCGGACGATTTCAGTTATCGTTCAAGTTCGTCCAATTAATATGCCCGTCACTGCATCCATTACTGCCAATTCGCTGCCGTCGCCGGGGAATCCTCCCCCCGGATGCTACGTGTCCGAGCAAGCGCGTCTTAATGCCTATGCTGCTGCGTTGGCCGTGACGTTTACCAATCTGAATAACGCT